GTATCCCAGTTTTCTTCCCAGACATCACAATGCTGCTCAGGCATTTCAAGGCGTGCCGCAGCAATCTGTTCCTCTGTAGCGCCAAGTGCTCTGAGGTCAGCCTCTCGTTCGTCTACAACGCCGCCTTTGGCCCAATACTGGGCCGCGGCCTCTAGTTTTTTGCAGGTGCTCCAAGCACGCTTGCGCTGTACGCATTGATCAGTGCCCTGACCACATACGGATCATCACAAAGCTCTTCTTTGGTTTTTTGCGTAAAAGGCACATCCTTTCCGTCTTCGTCCTTGATTCCATCCCAGCCTTCAAGAATCTGATCAAGTAGGGCATCATCGCCTTCCTCAACCAGATTGTTGAATGCGGAACGACTCATTTTGCGAAAGGTTGCATCAAACGTAGTTTTTTCAAACTTGCCGCCATCGATGGGTGTTTCCACCGTGACGGGCCATTTGTAAGATGCAACCTTTTTAAGAACGAATGCCATGCAGAGTTAAGCGAAAACTAGGCTCACCTCATTATTGCCTACCCCAGCAGGAAGTGCCAAGTACGGCATGGACAGCGAGACAACACCGTTGGTGTCGCCGTAGGTGCAGCCAGTGATGTCGGTCTGAGGTGCGTTAATCGTGACAATGTTGCCAGCAACAGTGCCAAGCACAATGCTGCTTGCTGCGGTCGCAGGAGCAACGGCTTTAGCAAAGAAATCGGTGGTGCCAACGGCAGGTGCCGAGATCACTGCTGTACCACCAGCGGCACGGTCAGTAATCAACACTTCCTGGCTGGAACCGGTTTCTTTGTAAAGAAGTGTGTTGTTCAACGCCAAGTCAATGCTTTCAAGGCGAGTACTTGTGACGCCGTGGAATGTGCAGGTGGTGACGTTGGTGTCGTTGACTTCCAGTGCAGCAGCTTGGTTGGCAACCGTAAAGCTGCCACTAATAGCTGTGCCATCAGGAGCGTTGTAGATCCCGATGAACTGGAAGCTGGCGGTCGGGAATTGCCCAGCCGTCATGTTGAAGGTCACCGTGCCACGAGCACCAGTGATCTTGTGGCGAGTGCCGTCGTAGAAGCAATAAATTGTGGCGCTGCTGAAGCTGGAGCTAACACCTGCATAGGTAACAGATGTGCTGCTTACAACCACTTCGCTCATGCCAGCAGCTTGAAGCAGCGGGCCAAAAGCAGGTGCAGTGCCAGCCGTGCCAGATCCGCCAAGCTCAACTTCAAAGGTCACTGAAACCCGCTTGTTGGCAACCAAGGCTCCACGGGTGCTGTTACCAATGAAGCCTTGGTAGGAGGCCGCCTGAACGTTGTCCGATTCGATAGGAGTCACCTCAAGATTGGTGACCTGAATGGCATTGCTGCCACCAACAGGAAGTGAATCCGTCCCGTAGGTAGACTCAATCTTTGCGATCAGAAATTTCTTCCGAGTCAGAGCCATTGTTCTGTAAAGCAGGAGTGGTTGTAGTCAGTGTAAGCTTCCCAGTCTTAGGGTCGTACAGATAACTGCCGCCCACTCCAGGGGTAGGGATTTCCTTCTCAATCTTAGCCATGGTGCTAGGCCGAAGTTAGGTTGGTGCGACTTGTGCGGTATCGCACCAAGAAGTCTTGGGTAATCATACCGACAGGAATATCAGCCTCGTACATTGCAAAGTCTGTGCGGTCGGGTAGCAGGTCAAGCGCGTAGCCATTCAGCGTTTGATCGGCCATCAGCAATGCGTGAACTTGCTGCGAATACGTGTCTGACGTGTCGTCTGGCGTAGCGGCCCGAACAAACGTGGTGACCCGCACCCGCATCGTCCAGTCAAGCTTGTCGTAAAAATTGGTGCCGACTGGACTGTCGTTGACCGGTTCGACAATGACGGCTGGCACCTCGGAACGTGACAGCGGCTCCACGCGACTGCGGTAGACGGTCGCACCGGTGACTGCGTCAAGGTTGGTCTTGATGCGGCTGAGGATCAATTCGCGACGGGTGTCAGCCATTACGTTTTTTGCAGTGCAATTTGAACAAAAGCTCCGTCGTCAATTAACATTGTCTCCCGAACAGTAAAAGCAGTCCCGCCCACAGTGATTGAACCACCGCGAACGAGACTACCAAAATCTGAAGATCTAGCTGTCAGCGTGTAGTCAGTCGTTAAGACCATCCCATCGCTGATTACCTGGCTGGGGGTGTCCAGGATTCCAGATGCCGTGACGGCGCCAGCCACGCAGGTGACGCCAAAATCAGCAAGGAACATTCCTAGATCTTCAGTCAACGCCATGGCAATTAGCCGTACTTGGCAGAAGCCAGACCTTGAACAGACAGAGCGCCTGTACCAGTACCACCAGCAACAGTCAGCGAGATTTTGACGAAACGCTTAATGTCGGTGACATTGACATACAGCTTCTGGCGGGAAGCAGTGTTGGCGGTTGTGGTCGTAAAACCACCGCCGGTCACGTCGGTGTAAGTACCACCAGAAGTGTCGGAACTGGTCAGCTTGACAGCAAAGGTGATGCTGGCGCCACCGGCAGCAGCGTCAAGAAGAACAACCATGTCGCCTTCGTAGCCTTGCAAATCAATGGCGCTACCAGTGGTGGTAGAAGCACCAACGGCAGTAGGGAACAGAGCAATTTGGGTTGTTTTGGTCCCAAGGTTAAGGACGGTCATTGTGGTTTCCTCCGTTTGGAAGGTGTAGGTGTGGTCTTAATTGGCTCTTCAACCGGAGCCTGAATAACTTGTTCAGCCTTACCAATACCAATCAGAAGTCTGGCGTCGTCAAGGGATGCCTCAATGACATCCCCCATACGAACCACGCAACCGCCGGCCATTGTTTGCCTAAGGATGCGGATCTTCATGATCAGAGAGTGTTGTTACCGCGGCAGAACGACTCAGGATGACGGATGGCCACGTCAACGTCCTGCATTGCAACCACGCGAACGGTGCCGCTGGTGCTGTTGGTGTAGGGGTCCACCATGATGTCCAAGCCAGACCAGTAACCGATCAGCAGGTCTGCAAAGTTGCCGAACCAAAGATCGTTGGACTCAACTTGGTTGGACAGCACACCGCGATAGCCGTTAACTTCACCGCCTTCCATGATGAACATGCCGGAGCCGGCGTCCTTCTTGGTGGTCTTCAGACCGCCGCGCATAGCAGCGTTCATCAGATAGACGGGTGAACCCAGCAGAGCGTTGTCAGCGGCCACTTTAGATTCCATTGCAACCACTTCTTCAAAAGTAGGAGCGTTGGCAGCAAAATCTTCGGTGTTGATGCCGGTGGTGTTCTTCAGACCCAAAGGCTCACTGTTAGAACCGGTGCCATAAAGACCAGCCAGGTCAATCCGCAGAGCAAGCACGGCAGCAAGATCACGGCGAACCATGTTCTCGATGTCGATCGAAGACTGAAGCATCAAGCGGCGGCTGTAATCAGTGAAAGCAGCAACCGTCTTAGGAGTCAGGCTGACCTGATCCACGGTCTGCTGGCTCTCGCTAGGAGCACCTGCCTCCGACACCCAGTAGCCAGTCCCGGCGCCCGACTGGCGCGGAATTGCAACGTTGCCAACCAAACCGGTCAGCACGGTGGCGCCAGCCTGATCAAGGGCGGAAGCGTTGCGAAGCAGATCGATGAAAGAAGCAGAATCCAGCTCGGTAGCGACCAAGTTGCCACCGGCGGTAGCTACGCCAACGCTCAGGTCGCGGCGAAGCACTTCCTGGGGGATCGTGATGCCACGGCTCTGACGGCCAAGCTTGGCGGCAGCAGCTTCGGAAGCTTCAATTTCAAAGCCAGCAGCTTCACGCGCTTGGCGATCAGCAGGGTTGGCCAGGTAGTTGATGGCGCGAAGGAAAGAGAAAGACCGGGTCTCCTCTTTGGAAAGGCCGATATCGGCGACTGTGGTGTCCACAGGCTGGGCGGGAGTGCTCATTTTTTCAAGAAGTGCAGTGCGCAGCTCATCAAGACCACGGGAATTCGTGATGAACTCCTGGGCCATGTCGCTGTTGTTGGTGCGATTGCCTAGGGCAATCATTTCTGAAAGCTCCTTTGCCTTGGCCTGTGCGGCCTCAGCGCGGATCGCCTCCATGTCGAAGGTGGGTTCCACGGGTGTTGACTCCGAGAGGGGTGAATTGGTCACGGCTGAGGCCGTAGTTGAACTCTCACTAATAGTAAGAGTTCGACCTATGCCTACTGATTGATCAGCGGGCACGGTCACCAGCGAAATTTCAAACGGTTGGTATGACGTAGCGCGGTACGTGATTGGGTCAGTGCTGTTGTCTGTTTCCATCGAGTTAATCCTGTAACCAAAGCTGACATTGCGGAGAATGCCGTCTTTAATCAATTCCTGCATTTCACGGCCAAGGTCGTTGTTGGCCATCTTGACCTCGGCATAGCCGCGCTTGTCCTTGATGTAGGCACGCTCTACAACGCCAACGATCCGGTCAGGATCATGCTGGAACAGCAGTGGGGCGCCATCGTTCAGGCGGCTGAGGTCCATGGCGCTCTCATCCATGCTCAGCACTTCCATGCCGAAATAACGCTCAACCGGTGCCTCAGAGGCAAAAGGAAATACCACACGTCGATCATCCCCTTCAGCAAACTGAGTGTTTGTTGATCTGCTCAGGGTCTTGCCTTCTAAAAAGCGTAACGCTGCAATTTTGGTAAGGGTTGAAAATCTGTGACCAACAATTGTGTCAGTCTCTTCATAGCCACCATCATTTTCCCGGTAAACTTGAATCAACGCAGCTGGGTCTTCCTCTGTTGCATTGATGGTAAAAGAAGAATCAGGGACATCTACTGATCCTTCTTTAATGACGCGGGTAATTTTTCCTCGTGCCATTCCGCCACTGCTGTCCCATTCCACAAAATTACCAACCTGCAAGCTGCCGGGTTCGGCGCGTTCAATTACTTCGACGTCAGCCTCCTCGACAACGTCTTGAATTGAACGGTCTTGTGCTTTTTTAATGGCAGATGATTTCATGGCGCTCCACGATTGTCCGGCGTCTCCGCCCCATGCCGCCCATGCTACCCGACCAGGGGACGGGTAGTTGTCACCAGGAGTAAACCCTTTGCCTTTTTTGTCAACCTCATGGCGAGCAAACCATGCGTTCATTTCGATTGCAACATCAGGCGACAACTCTTCGCCAGACAAGATCTGGTTGGCCCGACTAGCGGCAACGTCCGTGCCGCCTGCTTTGCCGTCCGCTTTCCAATCTTTGTAGCGTTGCGCTTCAGTCCTCATGCCATCGGTTGGCATCAGGTTGATTTCGGTATCGCCTACCTTTGCGCGTTTGGCAAGCTCTCGAAAATACCTGCTCACGAATCCAGTTCCTCAACCTCATCTTCTTCCAGATTATCGGGTTCAGCGGTATCTTCCACCATTTGCGGCTGTTGTATGCCAGATCCACTGACCTGACTGGGATCACTATCAAGCACAATGCCAAGCTCATCGGCCAACGCCAGCTCATGCGCCCGTTGCCGCATTTGCTCCTCAAAATCACCGCCATGTAGGGCGATGACTTGCGAAAGGGTCATAATCCCGTTGCGGATCAATGACTTGTAAGCATCGGCTTCTTTCTGTGGGTCCACAAATTGAGCGGCAGGGGGAATCCACTTGGACTCTTCATAACGTTCAGGGTCGATCTCGTAGCCAGGCAGATTCAACACGCCTGCCATAACAGCCATTTCCAACCAACGCTCGTAGACGCGCTCACACAATGCTTCAACCAAATACTGCTGCAAAGTTTTGTAATGCGTCCGCGTTTCCAGCAGCTCAAGCCGTGAAGAGCTGTAGTTGCTCTTACTGAAGTCAGAACTGACTTGGGTATAGGAGCAGCCAACACCCGAAGCGACTGCCCGCAACATCTGCGCCACAAAAGGCGTAAACGCATCATCTGGGCGGTTGGGCGAGAAGAATTGCATCTCCTCCCCAGGTGCCAAACGACGGATTGACCCAGGCGAGAAATCAAGAACGGAATCATCTTGGAACTTGCCGTCCTCAAACAGCTCCTGATCAGGCGTGCGCACAAAC